AGGCATCTTACCTTTTGCCGAGATATTTTACCGCCACTTTTATATCGGGAAATAGGCGGTTGCCCAACTTCACGCGACCCGAGTTAGGATTGTAGTACCCTGTGTATCCCTCGAAAGTTGCCCGAATAAAATCACCCATATAAAAAATACAACATTATTTTAATAAGTCAGGATGGGTCTCTCGATTATCATGGGGAATATGTTCTCTGGGAAAACTTCGGAACTTATTCGAAGGTTGAAACGACTCAAAGTTCTGGGGAAACAAATCATGGTCATCAACTCTGCCAAGGATACACGTTCCCCAGATGAAGTTCTGAAGACTCATGATAATGTCAAGTTCGACTGTCACAAAGTCTTCAACCTCATGGAACTCATCGAGAAGCAGGTGTTTGAGGATTCTGAGATTGTTGCCGTCGATGAAGCACAGTTTTTCCCTGACCTGCTACACTTTGTTCGTTTCTGTCTAGATGCGGATAAGGAAGTCATCATCGCAGGTCTAGATGCCGATGCGTTTCAGAGGAAATGGGGTCAACTTCTCGAATGTATCCCCATAGCGAGTGATGTCACCAAGCTGTCAGCCCTGTGTATGCGCTGTGGCAACGGTAAGCCTGGTCCATTCACAAAGAGAATCGTTGAAGACACCAAACTCGAACTCATCGGTGGGAGTGACATGTACATCGCAGTCTGTCAGAAACACCTGTAAACATCCAAAATGAGGACAACCCTCCTCCCTGTACCCCTCTTCACAACCTCGTGATATTTGGCATGGTCGAAGAGAATATCTTCACCGTCACGATGTTCGTGTGCCCCCTTCGTAGTATAGAGTGTGCAATCACCCCCACTCTCTATAGTAAGATGATATCTGAGGTACCAGTTTGATTCAGCTCGGTGTGGTGGAATGACCATAGGCCCCTCCGCCACAGCAAAGCGAGCGGTGTCCTTATGAATGCTGGGAATCTGATCGATGAGACTTTTTAGTACTGGAAAGTCTTCAACCTTATAAAAATAGTACCCATCGTTCTTATCAAACCATGGATCCAGTTCATGGAAGAGGTGTCGCTTCAGATCAGGTGAGACTCTTCGAAATTCGTCACGTATCTTATCATAGTGTGCTTTGATAAGCCAAAGTCCAGGTGGTTCGGGTGTGGACATGACACTGAGTATGTCGACTAGGGCATTTTGCATTCCCTGTAGTACGCGCATCGGATTCTGAAAATATAAGCGGTCTATGGGGGCCTTTAGATAATCATGGAGCACCATCACTATCGGTATCAAGATAAGTGACCACATTATTTTCTTGATAGATATTAAAAATGCCCGGTTATCCCAGGAAGTCTGAATATACCACCCCTCAGCCCAGTGATCTCATCAAAACTGTCGAGAAACGTTTTGTGATGCCCAAGATTACACTGGTTCAGGTGATTTTGGTTGCCGTGATCATCGCCTATGCGTGGTCTGCCCGTAAGATGAACGGTATGGTCGTAGGTACTCTCGCCATCACTGTGGCGCTTCTTCACATGTATGATCACCTGTATCTCGTCAAGCGCGGTTCCGAAAAGTCGATTTTCGCACCATCCACAGAGAAATATACCGTAATCCAAACAATGCTCCATGATAGTCTCCAACGCAAAGTGGAGAAGTACTCGTGCCAGTCGTGCAAGTAAATTATATTAGCATATTACAAGTATGCGCGTCAAGATTATAAAAAGCCCTGATCGTAAGAAAAAGTTCAGGGCTGTCTTAGAAGACGGCAGGACTGTTGACTTTGGTGCCAGTGGATATTCCGACTACACCAAACACAAGAATCCTTCACGTATGCGTTCCTACGTACTCAGACACGGTGGTCGAGTACCCAAGAGGACAATAGCAGAGAGAGATCCAGTACGGATACATAAAATGATGCTCGATGTGACATCGAGTGATAAAGAAGATTGGAAGAGGAGTGGTATCGACGGGGCTGGTTTCTGGTCCCGTTGGTACCTCTGGGGTCATCCAACTTTCGAGGGTGCTAAAAAGATCATCTCCAAGAAGTTTGGTGTGGTGATTACCTATTGATGAGTTCATCAAACTCTTCGTCAGTCGCTATACATACATCCACCATATCACCAACCTCATCAAAGCCATCAACATACTCTCTAAAAAGTTTGTTTTTACCTTTGGTACCATTTAATGTAAAAACTTTATCGCTATACTCATTCAACTCCGTCTGTCCCATCAACTTACCATTTTCGTCTGTGTTATCTCTCACTTTAACACAAATCTCACCATTTCGCAAATTAGACATATTTTCTTTCGTCATCGTTATGTATTCAGCCCTATCTTCGATACTTAAATTAGACATGTCTGGATCCGCATTAGGAAACCTAGTCTTGATTTCAGCTTCACGGTCGTTAGTAAATTTTTTCAGTTCTGCAACAATTTCCTTCATTTCCTTAGCTTTCGTGACTTTCAACAAGTGAGGTTCTGTTCCCGGTATAAACCCTCCCAGAAACCCTCCGATTCCACTTACAGAAGATGAGCAACATGACATGGCGCACACGATGAGGAGAATCTCTGCCATCTTATACCTTTATCACTTATTTAATTTTGCGAGTTCCAAAGCACGTTTCACAAACGCCTTATCCCGTTTAATCTTAGGATCCGCGGCGATAAGACGCAACAACGTAGCAGTGGGGATCTTGGGGCTATTCCCTGTGGGTTTGGGCATCTTCTTCAACTTTTTCTTCGCTTCCTGAATCTGTTTCACACCCGGCATTTATTATTTACTGAGACCTTTTTTGGCGAGAGTCGCCTTGAGCTCAGCCATAAGCTTAGTGCGTTTGTTGTTTAGCACAGGCTTTTTGGGGGGAGGGGGAGGTGGTGGGGGTGGAATACGGACACCTTGAGGCCTGGGTGTCGCCGCGGGTGCCACGACAGTCTGGCAAATACGAATAACTTTTTGGGCATTCTTGACACTGTTCTCGAAGTTCATAGTAATCTTGGAGCGGAGTTCCCTAGCAGAAAGTTTCACGCGTTTACCATCTACCGTCTTAGTAACACGGAGACCCAATTTCTTCGCTTTATTTTTCAGGTCCCTATATTGCATTTATTAATAGATGAGAAAATGATAAAACGTTTTGATGTCTCCATCGTTAATCAATTTCATGAATTTTTGATCACTTTTCGAGAATAGGAGTGGATTTGGAGATGCCATCGTAAACGCGCGGTCGATCGTTACACCAATCTCGTCCAGGTAGATGAGTAATTCCGCGACTTGCTGTTCAGGTAATACATCCAAACCAATTCTAAATTTACCAACTGAAAATTCATAACTTTCTTTTGTTTTTATAAGAATTTGCCGTTTTATAAACTTTTCCAGGTCTGACTGTGGGTTGAGACCTATCTGTTTATCACGTTTCAAATACTCCATCAAGTCGCGAACACCGTGGGCAATCTTTTTTACAAACCCACGCTTCTCTGGTGTCATACTTACTAAGACCTGAGAAATATACTTAGGGTTTTGGGTAGAAACATTTATATGACTGACTTAGAATCACTCGTTCGAGAAGTTCTCTTACCACGAATCATACGACTTGAAATAGAGTTGGACACCCTGAGAAAACACACCTGGCCATATGTACAGGCACAACGTGAACATAATCAATTAGACGACATCGAGACTAAGAGGGAGTTTATCAAAAATCTCGATGACGATACGGTAAAAGAATTACTAAACTTGAAAGCGAAATGTTCTAAAACATCGGGGCTTCAAAAAAGTGAGTACGACGCACTGAAAAACCACTTCTGTTAAAAAAAATCATCTGTTCGGTACATCTTCACATTGAACGACCCGGTTTTACCAGTAACCGAAACTGGCTCATTTCCATAGAGTTCCTGACATCCGATATCATCGATGCAATCACGACCATCGTGATTCACGGGAATGGGGTATAGATTCTCACCACCAGTCGTCGTATAGTAATGATACCTGTCGCGACGACCACGAACCTCTTTCCCATAAAGGGGAAGTGTTTCACCCTCTTCACTTGTTAATATACCCATTTGCTGCATGTGTCCAGGCTTGTACTGCTTGATGGGAGGACCCCTGAATTCAGGCTCCCGGCGAATTTCCTGGGTTCGTACAGGCCTTGGTGGGGGTACCATCACGGGTACCTCTACCGGCACTTCAATCACCTGTGGGTTGTACCACAGGTACAAGGAAATGACGACTAATACTATGAGTGCGACCCACAGTAATTGCGTTTTAGTCTTGTTCTTCATTTATATTAGTCAAGAAAAATCTGTCGTCTGTTCCTTTTTCAAAATGACAAGTGCGTTCGTCATATTTTCGAGGACGTTGAATACTTCACCAACATTTCGCCGTTCGAGAGCCCCACGAATCTGTTCGATGTTAAAATCAAATGATTCAACCTCCTTTTTTGCCTGAATCTCCAGCTCCTTATGCTTCTTTTCGAGTTGATCAATCTTGACGTTTAATGCGTCAATCGATTTCTCCATAGTTTGGTCGAGATT